CAATTTGATAAAAGTTTTAGAAAATTACAAGGTACTCAAGTAGTTAATACTTTAAAATCTGGTGCTACATTTTCTGGTACAGCTAGAAACATAGCACTATCAAATTTATATGAAGCAGAAAATGAAAAAAATATTGCTAGATATAATACTGAAATAGGTAAAAGTAGAAAATTTGAAGAAGCAAATTTTGCTAGAATATCTGGTGATATTGCAAGACAACAAGCAAGACTTGCTCAGATAGGAACTATAGCCAGAACTACTACAAGTATATTAGGTATGAGTAATTTTGGTTCACCTAGTTCAACTCAAGGACAGTTTGGTTCTACAGCTAACAATTCAACATTTAGTAATTATTCATAATGCCAAAGATACCTACATTTGATTCTAAATCCACAATAACATCACAAGGACCAAGTGTAACTTCAAACTTACAAATACCTTTATCACAAAATATTGGAACAGCTTTACAACCTGTATCTGACTTTGTTGAACAAGAATATATTAAAGAAAAAAAATTAGAAGAAAATAATAAAGTAGATAAACTTATAGCTGATTCTTATAAAGATAATGAAAATGGACCAAATGGTTTTTTAACTCTTTCAAGTGAAACAGGAAAGAATGGTAATCCTTCTGATGCTTCTAGTATTTATGATCAAGGTGTAGATAAACTATATAATTTTATGTCATCTACTAAAGGTCAAAACTTATCTCGTTTTGGCAAACAGATTTTTAAATCTAAATTTTATGCTTCAGCATCACAATTAAAATCTAATGCTTTGTTAGAATCAAGAAAAACTCAATTTAAAGAATCATCTGATATTGATAGTGATTTTATTACACAAAAAACTATTGCACTTTCTCAAAAAGCTAATGGTTCAGGATTAGATGAAATATATGATCAAATAGATGAAAGGTTAGATTCTAATCCATATTATAATGAACAACCACAATTAAAAAAAGATGTTAAATTAAAATATCAACAATTTGGTGCAACTGCTGTTGCAAATAGAATGTTATTAACTGAACCATCTTTACTTAAAAAACAATTACAAGATGGCAAGTATAATGTATTAGAATCAAAAGATATAATAGAACTTTCACAAAAAGCAGACATTGCTATTAAAGATCAAAAGTTTTCTACATTAACTAATGCTATATCTTTAGTTGGTATAGGTGATGTTCCACCAAATGCGTTAAAACAAATAACTCAAGAAACTATTAGTGGTAATTTTGCAGGTGATGAAAACTTACAAAATATTTATAATTCATTAACAGACATAGAAAAAAAAGAGTTTAGAACTTTTGCTACTAAAAAAGCTAGAGAAAAAAGAAATGAATTATTATTTGAAGTTCAAGCAGCAGACGCTGCTACAAAACTCTCAACAGCAGATAGTTTTAATAAAGCTCTTTCTGAAGCAGGTGTTGCAACAGGCATAAATCAAAATTTTATTCAAGAAGTTTTTAAAAATAATCCAGAAGCACTTACACAAATGACAGATTTAAATACTAAAATTATATCTAATGCTGAACAAAAAATAACTGTACCATCAAACTTTGATTCTAATAATGCTATATCATTACTGATAAGCACAGATCGTATAAATAATATAGGTGATAGATTTGTATTACCAGGAGAAACACAACCTAAATCTATTATAGAAAGATATGGTGAAGAAACTGACCTTGATGATTTAAAATATTATGCAGATATATTAAAACAACAAAACGAAAATCCAAAACAATTTAAAAAAACTTTTGCACCATTTCATAGTTTTATAGATGAAACTAAAAACTTAATTAGCACAGAAGTTATTAAGATACTTGATCCTACAAGTTATAATAATGATCTTAAAAGATTTAGAGATGATATGTATTCATTATATATTAAAGGTATTAGTGAAGGAAGATCACCATTAGAATTATTAGATTATAAAAATAGAAATTTTATTGGAAAAGATTTTATACAATATCAATCAGATAAAAATAAAATATTTAAAAATATGATGGATAATATTGAAAAAGAAGAAGTTGATGAATCTATAAAAAGATTACCAGGTGAAACTCCTTCAGAATATTTAAAAAGAATAAGTGAATAATAATGGCAGATTTACAAACACAAGTTCAACAACTTGAAAAAGGTGGTTTTAGTCAAGTTGAAATAGATAATTGGAAACAAGAAAAAGTAGAACAATTAAAACAAGGTGGTTTTACTGGTGAGGAGATAGCAAAAGATTTTGGTTTTGAACCTGTTGATACAAAAGCAATAGAAAAAATTTATGAAGAAGACATAGGTTATTCAAGGATTGCAGATTATGATGAAATAGAAAATATACAAAGAGAAAATCCAAATGATAAATCTTTGTTAGAAGCAGCAGTTGGTAAAAAATTAGATAATGTTACAGAAAGAATTAAAGCTGGTTGGAATACAGGAGTTGTTGATTTAATACAAGAAGCTCATGGAATACCAAACATTGATGGTACAAAAGAAGATGGTAAATATTTTAATGTTGATTTTCAAGACACAGGTTTTCTTGAAAGAAATTTGACTAATGCTTCAAGGATTGTAAAAGATTTACCTTTGTACTTAAGCACAGGTGGCTTAACTTTATTTGCCACTCGTTCACCTAATGCTAGTATTTTTACTTCTGGTTTAACTGTTGGTGCAATAAGAGAAACTTACATGACTATGAGAGAAAAAGGTCAAGTTGCAAATTGGAATAATTTTTGGGAAATATTTAGAAATGAAGGAATAAAAGCAGGATTAAAAGAGGGAACTCAACTAACTGCTGCTGCTAAACTAGGTGGATTAAGTAATAAATTTTTACCACAACTAATAGGAAGAGTTGCAGGTTTTGAAGGATCAGGTGCAATTATAGAAAGAGAATTACCAAGTAAAGATCAACTTATAGATTCTGTAATTTTATTTGGTGCATTTGGTTTAGGTGAAAGAGGAGCTAAAAAAATTCCTAACATAATTAAAAAAACTAATCGTGATGCAGTTGATTTAGCTGCTGATTATAAATTAGATAAATCTGTAAAGCAAGATTTAGCAAGTAAAAATTTAGAAATACCAAGAGCTATCAAAAGAACAGTAGAAGATATTACAGGTAAAAGAATAAAACTTGATGAAAAATTTTTAGAAGGTCTTGATTTTAATGAATCAGTTAAATTAATATTATCTAAAACTAAATTTGAAAAACCAAAAGATGTGCAAAATGTTAAAGATACTTTAACACGATTATTTATAGACAGATTACATCCTGTATTAAGATTGGTTAGAAGAGTTGAAGACACTAAAAATACTAAAGGTCAATTAAATGTTTATGAACAATTTAGAGTATTAGTTGGAATGTTAAATAGGGGAGGTGCTTTTATTGATAGAGCAACTCAAACAGTTAGATTAGAAAATAAAGGTAAATCTTTAAAGCAGGTATTAGAACCATTAAAATATGAAAATGCTACAGTTCCTAATACTGTTTTAGGAAAACTACCAAAAAAATTAATTAGAGAAAAAAATATAAAACAACAATATGCAGAGCTTAATGCTTATCTTATTTCAAGAAGAGTTTTAGAATATCAAAAAAGAGGTTTTGAACATGGTTTTGATTTACAAGCTGCTAAAGATACAGTTTCTACATTAAAAAATAAATACGATTCTATTGCAAAAGAAATTGATAAGTATCAAAGAGATTTACTTGAATATGCTAGAGATTTAAAATTAATTGATCAAAAAGCATTTGATGCAATGATTGAAGCTAATAAAAGTTACATACCTTTTGCAAGAGTTATGGAAAGTGTTGCAGGGGAAAAGCCATCTCCTTATGGTGGTGTATCAAACCCATTTAAAAGAGTTAAAGGTGGACAACAACCTGTATTTGACCCTATTGAAACTATATATTCTAATACTTTTAAAATTGTAAAACTTGCTGAAAGAAACAATGCTTTAATTAAATTTTTTGATTTTGTAGAAAAAAATAAATCTTCATTTCCTGACATTAATAAAAAAATAGAAACAAAACAAACAAAATTAGAAAGAAAAGAATTAGAAAAAGTATTAGATGATCCATCTGCAATTAATGATGTTGCTATTGAAAATTTTAAAGTATTTAGAAAATCATTTGTAAAACCAGATGGTTCTTCTGTTACAGTATATCGTAATGGTAAGTTTGAAGTTTGGGATGTTGGTAAAGAATTAGCAGATTCATTATCAGAATTTAATCCTCAAGAAATAGGAATGATTGTAAGAGCTATTGGCACTCCTGCTAGACTTCTTCGTGCAGGTGCAACTACATCACCAGACTTTGTATTTTCTAATATAGCAAGAGATACTGTTCTTGCTCCTGTATTTAGTAAAAGTGGATTTGTTCCGATATGGAGTTCATTAGAGGGAGCTGTTACTATGTTTCTTGGCAAAACAGGTTTTAGTAAAAAAGCAAAAAAAATTATGCAAGATTGGGAAAAATCAGGTGGTATGCAATCAACATTAGTTTCGTTAGATAGAATGGTTAGAGATAAAGGTGCATTTGAAATGTTAAATGGACAACAAATAAGAAATAAAGTTTTTAATCCTATAGAAATATTAAGAACTTTATCAGAAATTGGTGAAAATATAACAAGATTAGGAGAGTTTCAAAAGGCATATAAAAAAGCAGGTAAAGAAGGATTAAAAGGTAGAGAACAAATAGAAAGAGCTGGATTTGAATCAAGAGATATTACAATAGATTATGCAAAGATGGGTGCTTATATGAAAGGTGTAAATGCAGTATCTGCTTTTTATAATGCAAGAGTGCAAGGATATGTAAAAATTTATGATGGTTTTACTCAAAGACCTGGTAGAGCTATTGCTGCGGTTTTTGCTGGTGTTATATTACCTTCTATATATTTTTGGTTTGCAAACAAAGATAATGAAATTTATCAAAGACAACCACAATGGGTTAAAGATAATTATTGGGTTGTTGTTGTAGGAGATACACCTTACAGAATACCAAAACCTTTTGATGTTGGTGTTGTTTTTGGAACAGGAACAGAACAATTTTTAGATTGGTGGTTTAAAAATGATGCTAATGCAAAAAATGATTTTGCAAGATTTATTTCAGAATTTGTTGGTACACAATTAAGAAACTTGAATCCTTTACCAACAGTATTAGTTCCTCCTGTAGAACAAATAACTAACTATAGTATATTTAGAAATAGACCATTAGTTCCAGATTATATGGATAGAGAGTTATTAGGACCATATCAATTTAATCCATATACAACTGAAACATCTAAACTATTATCAAGAACTTTAGCTGCTATTATTGGAGATCATAATGCTCCATCACCTATAGTTATTGATAATTACATAAGAGGTTGGACAGGTGGATTAGGTAATTATTTTATGATGGGATTAGATAAAGCATTGATTGAAACTGGCATAATAGATGATCCTATAAGACCTACAGATTCGCTAACAAAAATACCAGGATTAAGAGCATTTAATTTAAGAGATCCTAGTATGCAATCAGAGTTTATTACTGACTTTTATGATGAGTATAATAAATACAAAAAATATAAACCAACTATTGAAAAACTAAAAAAAGATGGAAACTTTAAAGAAGCAGCTAAACTCGCTAAAAGAAAAAGATTGGTGGATGAAAACATAGCTGTTTTAGAAAGATATAAAACTATTATGGATCAACACAATGAATATGTTAGAAAAGCATTTAATATGAAAAATGTAGACCCAGATCAGAAACAACAAATCATAGATGATATGGTTTTTATGATGATTAAAATGGCTAAAGAAGCTCTTAAAATATTGTATTATGAACCCAATAATGATATTGAACAAAGGAAAGAATAGTAATATAGAGAAACTAATATGACAATATCTTCAACTACAGTAAAAAATTCATATTCAGGTAATG